ACAAAGTATTGGCTGATTCTTGGATTAACGATGAGTTAACTTGGGAAGATGTTTACTCTAAAAAACCGGTTGAGTACTTAGAAGCTATCGCAAGAGGTGAAACTCCAAAATGGAATACTGATAAAGGAGGTTACGATTATGGTAACTCTGATTCAGGTGAAATATCGTTTGGTGGTTCTAAACCATCTGCTCCGATTGACCCACAAGCGGGTGCTGAAGAGGACGATGATATGCCGTTCTAATCAAATAACTTAGACATAAATATAGGGCACTAAGACATACTTAGTGTCCTACTTGTCTACAAAAACTAAAAAATTAAATTAACATAGATATATGGCGATTAAAAAGAAAACATTCTCGTTAGAGGATATAAAGGGTAAATTCTCTACAAAAACAAAATACAAACCTGAAAGTTTCTATAACTGCGGTGAAGCTTTTATGGATGCTTGTGGTTTACCCGGACCTGTAATGGGGGGTATTAATATGTTCTTGGGACATTCAAATTCTTCAAAAACAACAGCAATGATATTGGCGGCGGTTGACGCACAAAAAAAAGGACATCTACCGGTGTTTATTATAACGGAAAAAAAATGGTCTTGGGAACACGCTGTTGAATTGGGTTTAGAGGCTGAACAAAATGAAAATGGGGAGTGGGATGGACATTTTATTTTTAATGATAGTTTTGAAACAATTGAACAGTCTACTGATTTTATAAATAATATACTTGATGCACAAGAAAAGGGTGAGTTACCTTATAGTGTTCCTTTTTTCTTTGATAGTATTGGTAGTATACCTTGTCAAATGACCTTTGAGGGTAAGGGTGGGGGAATGCACAACGCTAAGGTTCTTGCGGATAAAATAGGTATGGGTATACACTCTAGAATTTCAAAATCTAAAAAAGAAGATTATCCTTACTACAATACTTTAACCGTTATTGTACAACCTTGGGTTGAGTTACCGGATTCACCATTTGGTCAACCTACTATTAAACCTAAAGGTGGTAATGCGTTGTATCTTGCGGCTTCTTTGGTGTTTTTATTTGGTAATCAAAAAAATTCAGGAGTTAATCATATTACGGCAACTAAAAATGGTAGAACCATATCTTATGCGGTTAGAACAAAAGTTTCCATATTAAAAAATCACGTGAATGGGATTGCTTTTAAGGATGGTAAAATAATTGCTGTACCTCAAGGATATATTGCTGACACAAAAGAAGCTTTGGAAAAATATAAAAAACAATATTCTAGTTATTGGGGAGCAATTCTTAGTGGGACAGGTGAATTGATATTGGATGAAACTAATGAAGATGATTCTGACGATTAAAAAAAAATATAAATAATTATACTTTTTAATTATTTGATGATATTTATATAATATGGGGAGAAGAAAAGTTGAAGAAGAAAAAAAGAAAGTAAAATTAGCGGTGTCACTTGACCCCGAATTACCACAATACTTTAAGGATAAATCAATAAATTTATCTTCCCTTGTTAATAAATTATTAAAAGAATATATTAAAAATGGAAACGAAAGTTTGTAGTAAATGTAACGTTGAAAAACAGACAACAGATTTTTATAAAAAAATTAATTATTGTAAAATTTGTCATTTAGAAAAAAAACAAAATTGGAGAAAAGATAATCCTGACGAATATAAAAAACAAAACAAAAATTATTGGGATAGAACTAAAGATATTCAATCACAAAAAAAGAAAGTTTGGATTAAAAATAATAGAGAAAAGTACAATAGTTATTGGACAAATAGAAAAAATTTAGACCCTGAATTTAAATTACTGATGAATATGAGGTCAAGATTATGTGGTTATTTAAAGAAACTTAACATTACCAAAACTAACAAAACCTTTGATATTGTAGGTTGTTCTCCGGAATTTCTAAAAGAACATTTAGAAACCCAATTTACTGATGGTATGAGTTGGGACAACAGGAGTGAGTGGCATATTGACCACATCATTCCACTATCATCGGCAAAAACAGAAGACGAACTTTATAAGTTGTGTCATTATGAAAATCTCCAACCACTATGGGCGGAAGATAATTTGAAAAAGAGTAACAAAATTTTATAGTAACGAATACAAACAAACCAAGTGACTAAAACACTATTAGTGGATGGAAACAATCTACTTAAGATTGGATTTTGTGGGGTTAAAGACTTTTACCACAACGGAAAACACATAGGAGGATTATGGCATTTTATCAATACAATTAGACGTTTTATAGACGAACAAAATTTTGATAAGGTTGTTGTTATGTGGGATGGAGATAATAATTCATCCGCCCGAAAACTTATTTACCCCCAATATAAAGAAAAACGACGTATAACCGAAGATTTCAAAGATGAATCTTTTGAAGAACAGAAAGAGAGAATCAAACAATACTTGGAGGAATGTTATATAAGACAAATCAACGTAGATAATAACGAAGGCGACGATTTGATTGCTTATTATTGCCAAATCTCGGAGAACGAACAAAAAACCATCTATTCGGGGGATAAAGACCTAACCCAACTAATATCAGACAAGGTATCGGTATTTTATCCAAGAACTAAAGAAACTTATCATTTAGGTAGTAAAATCAAATGTGAATTTTACGAATTTCCACACGAAAACATTAAAACTTATAAGATATTGTCAGGAGATAAATCGGACAATATTGATGGGATATATGGGTTGGGTGAAAAGACACTTATAAAGTTTTTTCCTGAGCTACTTGAAAAACCGGTTTCATTTACCGATATTTTAGAAAAGGCGGAAATCCTTCTGAAAGAGAACAAGGATAACAAGACCTTACAAAATTTGTTATCTGGTAAAACTAAAAGTGGTGTTTATGGTGATGAATATTTTGTGATTAACGAAAAAATCATAAATTTATCAAACCCTCTAATTAGTGATGATGCTAAGGAACTTGTTGAATTGTATTATAAAGAAACCTTAGACCCTGATGGAAGGGGTCATAGGGGTCTTATTAAAATGATGATGGAAGACGGTTTTTTTAAGTATCTACCAAAGGGAGATGATGCGTGGGTAAACTTTGTTAGACCCTTTATGAAACTAACAAGAAAAGAAAAAAGAAATTATAAAAACAATTAATTAAAACTATGAAAGACCAAGAATCGGTAAAATTAGAATTCTTAATGATGGTAAATGATAACATCATTGTACAAAGATTTTTTAACGTGAGAGAGTTCAACAATGAGGCGAAATATTCGTTAGAACTTTATGAATTACTTCGTGAATTTAAAGACGATATTCAAACACAATTATCATTGAAAACCGTAACATATATGACAGACAATATGTACGAAATTGTGAACAATCCTGCTATTTTGGAAACGTCTTATACTGACGGTCCGGAGTACTTTAACATCTTCATCAAACAAAATGATGTGACAATTTGTCATAGACAGGTGGATGCTAAAGTATACCCTCCAAAGATAAGATATACTGTGGATGTACGCCCACACCTAAAAAACTTGTTGATGAACTTAACTGACATTTTTTCATCAAAAGATTTAACCAAAAAATATTTAGAAGTTAACCTAAGTGTATAGTATTTATTAATACACTAAAAGAAAAAATATGGCGTCAAACAAAAATTTCGAGTATCTGGGGAGTACCTTTCAGATACAATTATTAAACCAAATCATTATCGACAAAGACTTCTCAAGGTCTATTATAGATGTGATTGAAACAAGTTATTTTGAGAATAAATACTTCAAATTAATCATTCAAATGATTAAAGAATATTACACAAAATACGAACACACACCAACCTTTGACACATTAGAACAAATTACAAAATCTGAGATACAACAACCTCTAGCGGCTAAAATCATTATTGATACCCTTACAAAAGTTAAGGAGTCCACGCTTGAAGGTGCTGAATTTGTACAAGAAAAATCGATGAAGTTCTGTAAGCAACAGGAGTTACAGAAAGTAATGGTTAAAGCTCAAAAAATCATCGACACCGGTGAATTTGAGAGTTATGACACATTAGAGGAAATGGTTAGTAAGGCATTACAAGTTGGGGAACACGATAAGGGAACGGAAAGTGTTTTTAGTAACTTAGATGATGTTCTAAACGAAGATTATCGTCATCCGATACCGATGGGTATTCCGGGTATAGATAGACTCTTAAAAGGGGGGTTGGCTAAGGGTGAAATCGGTGTTATTTTAGCACCAACAGGGGTAGGTAAATCTACCTTACTTACAAAAATTGCAAATCACGCATTTAATTTGGGGTATAACGTTTTACAAATATTCTTTGAGGATAACCCAAAGATTATCCAACGTAAACACATTACATTATGGACAAAGATTCATCCGGATGAATTGTCGATAAAAAAAGAAGAGGTTATGATTAAAGTTCAAGAAATTAAGGAGAAAATGCCTAATGAATTGATACTTAAAAAATTACCCTCTGATACAATAACAATGATGCAGATTAAGAATCAAATCAGAAAAATGATTTCAGAAGGAATCAAAATTGATATGGTATTGTTAGACTACATTGATTGTGTGGTTCCGGATAAAAACTTGGGGGATGAATGGAAATCTGAAGGGTCTGTGATGAGAGGTTTTGAATCTATGTGTCACGAACTTGATTTGGTAGGATGGACAGCAACTCAGGGTAATAGAAGTTCAATATCGTCAGATGTTGTAACAACCGACCAAATGGGTGGTTCTATCAAGAAAGCTCAGGTTGGACACGTAATTATTTCCGTGGCTAAATCTCTACAACAAAAAGAAATGAAATTAGCGACAATAGCAATAACTAAATCCCGTATTGGTGATGATGGTGTTGTATTTGAGAATTGTAAATTTGATAATGGTATGTTGGAGATAGATACTGAAAGTTCAGTAACATTCTTAGGTTTAGAAGAACAAACCGAAGAAAGAAATAGACAGAGAATCAAGGACTTGTTAGACAAGAGAAAACAAAAAGAACAAACACAAAATTAAAAAAATGAAAGAAAAAATATTAGAACCAAACAATGACAGATTCGTTATCTTCCCTATAGAACATAACGACATTTGGGAGTATTACAAACAACATCAAGCAGCGTTTTGGACGGCAGAAGAGGTGGATTTATCTAACGATATTAGAGATTGGGAAAACCTATCTGATAATGAGAGATTTTTCCTTAAAAATGTGTTAGCTTTCTTTGCAGCGTCTGATGGTATTGTAAATGAAAATCTAGCGGAAAACTTCTTAAAAGAGGTTCAATATGCTGAAGCAAAGTTCTTCTACGGATTCCAAATTATGATGGAGAACATTCACTCACTAATGTACTCATTATTAATTGATACATATGTGTCTGATGAGACAGAGAAAGACGAATGTTTCCACGCAATAGACAGATTACCAGCGGTTCAAAAGAAAGCTAAATGGGCTCTTGATTGGATTGAGAACGCTTCCTTCCAAGAAAGATTAGTCGCGTTCGCAGCGGTTGAAGGTATATTCTTCTCGGGTTCATTCTGTTCAATCTTTTGGATGAAATCAAGAGGGATTATGCAGGGATTATGTAATGCTAATAGTCTTATCTTTAAAGATGAAAACTTACACTGTGATTTCGCAATCCATTTGATTAACAATCACGTTGAGAACAAACCAACGGAGAAAAGAATCAAAGAAATTTTATTATCGGCTTTAGAGATTGAAAAAGAGTTTATTACTGAGTCATTACCTGTATCTTTAATTGGTATGAATTCAAATTTGATGAAACAATATCTTGAATTCGTAACAGACGGACTACTAGTTAAGTTTGGATGTAAGAAACATTTTAATGTTGAACAACCATTCAAATTTATGGAACAAATTGCTGTTGAAACAAAAGGTAACTTTTTTGAATCAAGAACTATGGAATACCAAAAAGCTAAGTTAGGGGAGTCATTAACATTTACGGAGGATTTTTAATATGATGTCACTAAAAATAAGAAAAAGAGGGGGAGATGAGGTTTCCTTTAATCCCCAAAAAATATACAATAGAGTTAAACGAGCAGCTAAAGGGTTGAACGTTAATGCTGATGAGGTATTCATTAAGGTGATTACTTCGGTCCCAACTGAAGGTGTTATTACAACTAAAGAGTTGGATAAATTGGTTTACGAGATTGCTGCGGCTTATACTGGTAGTCATCACGATTACTCAAGATTAGCGTCATCTGTGGCTATTTCGGCGTATCACAAAGAGACTGATGAAAGTTTCTGTAATACTATGAAACGTTTACACGAGGATGGGGTTATTAACGACATTTTAATTGACACAATTAACGAATATGGTTGGGGTGATATTGATTCTGTAATAAATCACGAGAATGATTACAATTTTGATTATTTTGCATGGAAATCATTACAGGAAATGTATTTATTGAAGACTCCGAAAGGTGTGGTGGTTGAAAGACCACAACATATGTATATGAGAGTTGCTCTATGGGTAACTAAATCATTTGAAGAGGCGGTTGAATACTACAATTCATTATCAAATCAACTTATTTCTCCTGCAACACCAATTATGATTAATGCGGGTACTAAAACACCTCAACTAGCGTCTTGTGTATTGAAATACAATAATGGAGATTCAAGACAAGGTTTATTAGATACGTTTAACGACATTTCAACGTATTCGTCAGATGCTGCTGGTATTGGTTTATGTATGTCAAACATTCGTAGTAAAGAAAGTCGTATTAACTCATCAGGAGGATTTGCGGGTGGTTTATTGAAATACCTAAAGATTGTTAATGAAGGATTAAGATTCTTCAACCAACAAGGAAGAAGACCGGGAAGTGCTGCTATCTACATAGAGCCTTGGCATAAAGACATCATAGACTTACTTGAAATCAAAAAGAATACAGGTGCTGAGGAATTGAGAGCGAAAGATTTATTCACCTCAATTTGGTTACCTGACAACTTTATGAATGCGGTTAAAAACAATGGTGACTGGTATTTGTTCTGTCCTAACGACATTATCAAAGCGGGTATCAAACCATTACAAGAGGCTTACGGTGATGAATATGAATCAAATTACAACAAAGCAGTTGAACTTGGTTTAGGTAAGAAAGTGAAAGCTCAGACAATTTGGAATAAGATTATTGAATCTCAGGTTGAAACCGGAGTTCCTTATTTATGTTCTAAAGATAGTGCTAACAGAAAGACAAACCATCAAAACATCGGGGTGATTAAACAATCTAATCTATGTAATGAGATTTACCAATATACTGATGAAACTACTACAGCAATCTGTACGTTATCATCTATGGTATTGAAAAACTTTATTATTAAAGGTGAGTTTGATTTCAAATTACTTTATAGTGAGGTTAGAAAAGTTGTGAGAGCACTTAACAAAGTTGTTGACATCAACAGTTATTCAACGGAACAAGGAAGAAAAGGTGGGTTAGAACAAAGAGCAATTGCCATCGGAACACAGGGTCTTGCTGATGTATTCTTCTTAATGGATTATATCTTCACAACTGAAGAAGCAAAAAAACTTAATAAAGAGATTTTTGAAACTATCTATTTTGCGGCAATCACCGAAAGTATGAACCTATGTAAAACAGGAGAATACAAACCATACAAATTCTTTAAAGGGTCACCAATGTCAAAAGGTATATTCCAATTTGATATGTGGGGGTTAGATTACGAAGGATTAGGAAGAATGTGGGATTGGGATTCACTTAAATTAGAAGTGTCTAATCACGGGATTTGTAACTCTTTATTTACGGCTCAGATGCCAGTAGCGTCGTCAGCTAAGATTACAGGTTCATTTGAAATGACTGAACCGGCTCACTCGGCATTATTTAATCGTCGTGTAGTTGGTGGAGAAATTTTAATTGTTAACAAATACTTAATTAACGATTTTGAAAAGTTAGGTGTATGGTGTGAGGATTTGAAGAATGAAATCATTATGAATGAAGGTTCTATTCAAAACATTAACTTTAATCACTATTTAGACCCGGAAGATAAGAATTACAATAAGAAGGTAAAACGAATTGAACATTTGATTCCGAAATATAGAACGATTTGGGAAATATCTCAAAGAGAACTTATTGATATGGCGGCAGACAGAGCTCCATTTATTGACCAATCACAATCAATGAATATCTATATGTCAGAACCAACATTATCAAAAATTTCATCATCTCACTTCCATTCTTGGGGTAAAGGATTGAAAACTCTTTGTTACTATGTTAGAACAAAAGCAATATCAACCGGAGCTAAACATTTGGCTGTTGATATTACAAAAATCCAACAACCAAAAACAGTTGAGAAACCAACGGTTGATTTAACAACAAAACCAACAGACACTGAATTTGAGTGTTTTGGATGTGGTTCTTAATAGAATTAAATATTAATCACGACTTTGGTCGTGATTTTTTATTTTACTCTATTTATAAGAAATAATTACGACACTATATTTATAGTTATGGCAGATGGAAAAACATATGGTATTAATTTCCCTTTTAGGGATTCTTATGATGGAAAGTATTTAGACCTTTCCACAGATAGTGCTCAAGAAACAAGAACGGATTTAATACATTTATTATTAACTAGAAAAGGAAGTAGATATTTTTTACCCGATTTTGGTACAAGACTATATGAATTTATTTTTGAACCATTAGATGGTCCAACATTTTCAGATATTGATGCTGAAATTAGAGATGCTGTTGAAGAATATATACCGGGAATAACAATAAAAAATATAAGTATTACCGCAGCATCTGATGGTGAAGAAGATAAAGGTACTTATGTTGACCAATACGATACTCGTGTTTTTAGAGTACCGGGTATTGGAACTAAAGAACACACTGCGAAAGTTAAAATAGATTATCAAATAAATAATGACGTGTTTAACGCCAGTGATTTTGTAATCCTAAATATTTAAAGAATATGGCTAATAAAAAAATATCGTATACTACGAGAGACTTCCAATCAATTAGAACTGAATTAATAAACTTCACTAGAACTTATTATCCGGAGTTAGTTGACAATTTTAATGATGCGAGTGTATTCTCAGTGTTATTAGATTTAAATGCTGCGGTTACGGATAACCTTCAATTTAATATTGATAGAAGTATTCAGGAAACTGTTTTACAATATGCTCAACAAAGGTCTTCAGTTTTTAATATTGCAAAGACTTATGGGTTAAAAGTTCCTGGTCAAAGACCATCGGTTGCCTTAGTTGATTTTTCAATTACGGTACCGGCTTTTGGTGATAAAGAGGATTTAAGATATTGTGGTATATTACGTAGAGGTTCTCAAGCAAGTGGTGCGGGTCAAGTATTTGAAACTGTTTACGATATTGATTTTTCATCACCGTCAAACGCTGAGGGATTTCCTAATAGATTAAAAATACCAAATTTTGATTCAAATAATAAATTATTAAATTATACAATTACTAAACGAGAAACTGTTGTTAATGGGATTACCAAAGTTTTTAAAAGAGTTATTACAGCAAATGATGTAAAACCATTTTTTGAATTATTTTTACCTGAAAAAACTGTTTTAGGTGTAACTAGTGTATTATTAAAAGACGGTACTCAATATGCGAATGTCCCTTCAAACCAAGAATTTTTAGGTGTTGATAACAGATGGTTAGAAGTACAAGCCTTGGCTCAAGATAGAGTTTTTATTGAAGACCCAACAAAAGTTTCTGATAATCCCGGTATTAAAGTTGGTAGATATG